TGTGGTAAAGTTATGTCGAAATCCAATGGAATGACATTTGATATTCGATTTGTGTGTATCATAAAATTGTTTGCCACGTTTGTTGAGAGCTCTTTTACTGTCATCAAAGCGACATTCATAACACTTTGGACACCAGGATTACTGAATGTTACAATAATGTTTCCATTGGCTGCATCCCAATAACTGGATGCACCACCTGAACCTGCGGTTGCAAGTGGATTGAAAGATTGTGCAACACAAGAATTCGCTGAAGACCAAATCGTATTGGTGATGTTGGCCATCGGATTTACAAAATATTGTTCTTGTTCATCCGAAATCAAATCAGCTTCTTGCCAAGGTTCTATCATCTTTGGCATCATTTTCATTTGTGTCTGAACCGATTTACTCAGTTCTTCTACCGCACCGTTGGCAATAGGATCCGTGGTGTCAAATTGTAATAGTGCGTATACTCCAGCCATAATATAGTCCTTAAATCGTTGTTTCTTGTTGAAGTGGTGGGCTAGTTGGACCACCTCTTGCGATATGTGTGTGTACTTTTCTCAACAATGTGTTTATAACATCGAAACCGAGTATCGATGATGATATTCCATAAGTACCAAGTGGTGCAGACATACTTGAATATGAAGTTATTGGACCAGAACACATGATCGTGGCTGGTATTGCTGGAGTTGGTAGACCAATAGAGATACCACCAAGAAGGGAGTTGAAACCATATGGTCCAGCAGCAACACCCAAGCCAGCATCTATTCTTCCTCTAGAAAAAATATAACCGGATGACAAAGCTTCTTCAACTTGAAGATCACCACTCACATTAACCAAAGATGTTTTGATTGTTAGTTTACTTTGTAGTCCAGGAACAAGCCCAGGATTTGAACCAGCATTAATCTTCATATTACCAAAAGATGTTACAGTGTGTATACCTTGTACAGTCTGTGTGTAATCGCCTTTAATGTACTGTTCAACACTGCCATCAATCTGTTCGACTTTATTACCTTTTACATAGAAATAGGCATCACCATTTACTGTGATGTTTAATTTTTTTGATAATTGACCATCATCCACACCAATAGAGATGTTGTGATCTCCCAGAACGATGTGATAACCATCACCAATAATTTTGTGTACTTCATCACCATTTGGATGAATTTCAGTGAATGTTCCTGACTTGTGTTGAAGTCTAATTCGTTCACGGGTTGGTGTGTCATCCATTTCAAATGAATGTCCACCCTTCGTTTGTGTTACATTGTTGTACGGATATACTGGTTGATATTCGTTATTTGCAGCAGACTCTGGTTCAGTCCACGCCAATACTCCATCAGGTCTTTTTACAGTTGTTGTTGCCATAATTTATTAGGGTGAAGAAGATTGTTCCATTAATGCTCCGGTTGTATTCGCAAACGCAGCATTCGCACTTGGTGTGTTTTGATTTATATATGTTATAAAATTATTGGCACTATCTTCTGTCGGATCGTTTATTAAAGACAAAAGTTCTGGAGAATAATTTTTTGATTCTTTATCGAATTCTATTCTTGTAGATTCTTCAAGTTCTTTAACCGCACCAACAAATTGATCGGCAATATCTCTTGCTACACCAACTGTTGCGGTTTCAATTTGACTCGGAATAGATTTTATACTATCGACTGCCTGTTGTAGTGAATTTGTGAAATTCGCAATACAAGCCAATAATAAATTTTTGATTTTTTCTGGTAGACTTTTAATCCAGTTTATCAATTCAATAATTTGTTGTGCAAAAAATACCCATTGCAAAACACTTTCAATTGCATCAGCAACATCTTCAATGGCTTGATTTACTCTTCTAATTGTATCTTTAGCAAAATCAACAATTAAAGAGATTTGTCCCGAAGGATCAATATTTAATGCCGCAGTTATTGCTTTCATTATTTTTTTGACAACTTCAATCGCTTTCTGCAACAAATCTCTCATGCGGATTGCTGCTTTCAATTTGGCATTACGAATTGCACGTTGTATTGCAGCAACTGGATTGACTAAACCCAAAGATGCAAAAAGGTCAATGTTAAAGATAAATCTGAAATCACAAACGTGTGATAGTCTTTTGTTCATTAGATCGATTGCTGATCCTTTAACATAACCTCTAGCCAAAGCTGGTGTAGTTTGAACACCCGGCTTTGCAAAAACGCCAGAAAATGGTGAATTTGGTGGATAAGTTTCTGTTATTTTGAAATTCAACAAGTCAAAACCACCAACGTTGACTGTTGTTTCTTTTACATTTGTTACCATTTATAACCCCAGTGTATGATTAAGCCTGGCCATCGACTTTTTTATCTTTTGCTGTAGGTAGAAAACCAGGAATAACACCAAACATCACTGGAAACTGACCTGACAAACCATCAAAGAAGAAACCAACTACCCAATCACCTACTTCCGGAGAAGAAAAGGATTTTGGATTGTTGCATGGATAGATTGGTAATGCCCAAGGCAAATCAGTCACCGGTATCTTTTGATCCTCATCTTTACTACCATCAGTGTGCCATCCAAATGCTCTAATCTGGCATCTTCCCAACCCAAGAGGATCCATTCTGTTTTCAACAGTTCCAACCCACCAAATTAGTCCATCTTTACCTAAAAAATTCTCCATTCAATTTTCTCCATTAATTACGTATATCAACGTATATTCCTTGTGAACTATCTTTAGTTATTTCTAAAATAGTTTGAAACACACCTTGTGATTGAACTATATGTCTCACAGCTGTCACTAAGTATTTACCAGAATAAAATTTATCAAATTCTTTTCGGCCATTTTTATAGTCTAAAGCTGGTAGATTAAAATTGATAACTGAACCTGCTGTTAAACCTGTATCACCTGGCACTCTAATCTTTAGAATTGTATAGTTTGCTAAAGCCAGTTGTGCAGTTCTGTTTCTCACAGTTTCTTGAATAAAAACATCTGGTGGTAAATTCTTTTGAAAAGCATCCAAATTTTGAAATGTGGGTTTCAACTTTTGATTTGAATTGGACACAACCAATTTCAAAGTACCTCTTGGATCTTTATACTCCGATGTATCTGTTGGTGAACCCTTATTCAATTTTGCACCAGTATATTTCGTATAATCGAAATCGTTAATAGTAACTGTTCTATTTAATGGATCAAAAGCCATAACTCTGTTCAAAAATGTACCAGAATTTATTTCATTCAAACTATCAAAATCTTTGACAAATTGGTAGTCCAATACAGAGGTTGTTTTTTGTTGAAAAGTTTGACTTTCGATGTTTTTTACATCGTATGTATATGTTTTGTATGGTCGATCTGTGTATATACTGGAAATTGATCTAAACTGAAAACCATCTTTCGTTTCAAAGAACAACATATCTGCACCTTGGCCACCATTTTTTAGTGGTTTCGCATATGTACACAACCAACTTATTGCTTCGAATGGTCGAAGAGTTGGAATTACGAAATTATAAACGCCAACTGTCTTTTCAAAATTTTGTAAGTCTAATCTCTTAGGATCAACTCTCAATTGCGTCAAAAGAATGTCAGTTATAATTTGATGTATTGCCTTACCTTGATAAGATTTTATTACCTTTTTCTGTTCAGATTCAAACAATTCTTTTGAACAGAAATATATTTTTATATACTCACTTGATTGATTTCCAACTGGTTTTCTATCTGGTACAGAATAGATTCTATATTTCTTTAAATTTCCGGGTAACTTGCCAATATTTTGTGATCCATCTTTTACTTGACCAAAACTAATTTGAATCTCTTCTTTACCAGACAACTGTAATTTTTCCACCAATCCAACACCATCACGTATTATAACATAACCCGAGACAACAAAACTATACATGTCTTCAAAAAAAGACAGTTCCGTAAAAAGCTTGGTTACATCAAACTCGCCAGTCGATGCAAAGATTCTTAATTCATCTACACTTGCACTTTGTGGATAAAAAGCTGCGTTTTTTGGTGAGTCAATCATTTTATTCCGACATTAATGTTTCAAATTGTGAGTTGATTATTCCCGAAAATTCTTTTTTTATGACTTTGATGTTTCTTTTTGATTCATTCAAATTCAATTCATATTGATACAACGTTATCGCTGCTTTCGAAATTGTTATCGTTGTTGTGCTCGTTGGAAATTGATAAACCGTTTTCGATGGTGCCAAAGTATTATATGTGTCTTCATCAATAGTTATGTTTTTTACCGTTGTGGTTCTTGTTGATGATTCGAATTGTGTAATTATTTTTTCGTAATGATGTATTGTTGAGTATGGATTTTGCGTTGTATATTTGTCAACAATGTATCTTTCGAAAGATGCACGATCTAGTGGCCACCCCCACTGTGGATCATTTATTTGATTTGCATAGAGAATTAACCAGTAAAAGTAGGAATCGTTATAATATCTATGTGCAATCATTTCCGGTGTTTCACCATCTTGTATATCATAACTATAGAATAGGAGTGGATTGTCCAATAGAGTTTGTATGATGCTACTTCTGGTCAATAAATTGACCATGACACTTCTTGTGCCATCTTTTTGAGTAGTAACTACTTTTGGATATTTTGCAAAATAACTCATTAGAATCCTTGGTTGATCTGAGTCTTATCGACAAGAACGATTTCTTGAAATTGAAGTGACACAACTGTTTGGACTGGTGCACCGTTACCCTCGAAAGCTGCCCATCCATTTGGTGCATAATTCACGTTAACGTTTTTCAAAACACTTCTTTTTAAAAGATTTATGTTTGGATTTACTTTTCCATTGTAACGGAAAGAAACATTAAAAACCGATGGTGGTATGAAGAAAAATCCTCCCACGCCACCTATTTGTGGTGCAGCATGATAACGAAGTGTTTTTATAATAGCATTCACATTTCTGGTTTCTTCAGCTGAAGTTGGAGTAAAAGTAAATGTCATTTCATATGGTCTAAATTCTATACCCTCAAACAATACCTGTTGTTGTGGGTTAAAAACATATCCTGCAGCACTCATTGCCAGCTTAACAGCTGAATTTTCCATCATAGACGTTATAGCTCCTGGGCCGAGACTAGATATGGGTGTAGAATTTATAGCCGATGACAAACTTAAACTATTATAGTTTGCATCATAAGTAAAATTGAGTGTTTCCGGCATATACAATGCAATGGTTGCAACGGCATTATCTTTTGTTCTAGGAGCAATGTTAACTGCGGTTGGACTAATCACTCTTTCAAAAAAACTTTTAGTACCAGATTTTAAAGCTTCAGTAGTAATTTGATCGGGATCAGTGACTGTAGATCCACCGTTTTCATTAGTAACAGGTGCAGGCGCAGGTGCACCTAAATTTATACCAAAGGGCTTTAATGTTTCTGCCAAAGAAACAGGATTAATTTCATATATATCAAAATAAACAGCATGCCCTTTTCTTGAACTTTCCAAATCTTTTGGATAAGATAAAGAGAAATTTGATGATACTGTATATTTTGATCTATACAGGTCAGCCGCAGGACCAGCCGAAGGGTCAAAAACTTGCTGTGTAATTTCGTTGTAAACAGTTTGTGTGGCTGTATTTGCTGTTGCCATTTAGTACCTTATTTCTTGTTTGCAGAGTGCATACATAATATTTATATGTCATACAAATCATCTTACAAGGGTCTTTTTAGACCTAGAAATCCACAAAAATACGTGGGTGATCACACAAATATTGTTTATCGTTCATCTTGGGAATGTAGGGTGATGAACTGGCTCGACAAAAATCCAGATATTATATCTTGGGCTTCCGAAGAAATGATTGTCCCTTATATATCACCTGTCGATGGTAGGTGGCATAGATATTTCCCAGATTTTCTGGTCAAAGTGCGTACAAAAGACGGAAAACACAGGACAATGATGCTTGAGGTGAAGCCAAAAAAACAAACACACGCACCAGAAGTCAAAAGAAGAGTAACGAAACAGTACATTAATGAAGTTACAACCTGGGGTGTCAATCAGGCAAAATGGAAGGCTGCAAACGAATACTGTTTGGATCGTGGATGGGAGTTTAAAATCATCACCGAAGAACATCTCGGACTCTAACTAAATATTACATGGCTACAAAACCTTCAATACTCACTACAATCGCAGAAGAAAAAAACTTGGCTGGCGTTGAGAACATGACGCGCCAGTCTTTTGCATGGTTGAAACAAAAGATGCTGCAGCTTAGAAATCCGACTGCATACATCCCACCGATGACAAAGGAAAAGTTTAGATATACGCCACCATCAAATAGACAAAAATTTTTGATGGGTGGCTTATATTTTTTCATTTATGATCCCAAAACTAAACTTGATTTACCATATTATGACAGATTTCCACTGGTGATGCCACTCCAAAGGCAATCTGATGGGTTTTTAGGTTTAAATATACATTATTTGCCGGTAAATTACCGAATCCTGTTTATGCGTAAGTTGATGGGTAGAGCCATCTATGATGAAAATGATGAGATTAAACGCATTCGCATAACCTATGACATACTGGACGCAACCAGGCGACTTAGGGAGTTCAGGCCGTGCGTGAAACAGTACTTGTATTCACATATCAAATCCAGAATCCTGGCGGTTCAACCTGATGAGTGGGATGTGGCAACGTACCTGCCGGTACACCAGTTTAAAAAACAAGCCGCCAAAGCAGTTTGGCTAGATTCTATCGAAGAAATAAGGAATTCATAAATGTCATTATCAATTGACAGAATAGTCTCATCTTTTAGAGGCGATTTCGCCAGACCAAATAGATTTGAAGTCTTTTTCACTTTACCTTCAGGATTAAACTCCTTTGGTAGTTCCCGCGACATTTTAACTCTTAGATGTGAGAATGCTCAAATACCAGGAAGAACTCTGGCGACAACAGAACAAAGAACATATGGACCAATTGAAAAACTTCCATATCTTACAACATATAACGACCTCGATGTGACATTAATTGTTGATGGCAGCATGGTACAAAAGAAATTGTTTGATTCGTGGATGCAACTCATCAATCCGTCTTCTACAAATAACTTCAATTATAGAGACACATATTGTACCGATATCACCGTCAAACAATATGATGTTACAGACAAAGTTACACATGAAGTAAGATTTATTGAATCATATCCAATTTCAATCAATCAGATGGATTTGGATTGGAGTTCTGATGGATATCATAAACTGAATGCAACATTTGCATATACTAGATGGGAAACCATCATTTGAATTTATAAGGAGTTACCATGGCTTTACCAAGACTTGAAGTGCCAACATATGAAATTGAATTGCCACTTTCGAAAAAGAAAATAAAATACAGACCCTTCCTTGTCAAAGAACAAAAGAATCTTTTGATGGCAATGGAATCTGGTGATGCGGATACTATTCAACACAACATCAGAGAGATTCTGAATGTTTGTACAATGACTGAAGGCGTTGATTTGGATGAACTTCCAATTATCGATATCGAATATTACTTTATCAATCTGAGAGCAAAATCTGTTGGTGAAATTTCGGAATCAAAGTATCGTTGCAACAATAAAGTTACCGACACGAAAGAGTGTGGCAATATCATGGAGTCGAAAATCAATTTGACTGAGATATATCCAGAATCCGAGGAGGTAGTTGATCCAGAAATTGCAATCAATGATAAGATTGTTGTGAAGATGAAATATCCACAATTTGGGTTGATCAAAGATTCTATTGATATGGACAATATCACTGATGTTACATTTAATATGATCGCAAGTTCGATTGAACACATCTATGATGGTGAACAGTTTCATTATGCAAAAGAAACAACAAAAGAAGAGTTGCTTGAATTCGTTGAAAGTATGAGTCAAGAACAATTTGATAGGGTCGAACACTTCTTCAACAATATTCCAAAATTGAAGAAGAAAATTGCAATAACATGCTCAAAGTGTGGTTTCGATCACAGCTTAGAGGTGGAGGGCCTCGAAAGTTTTTTCGGCTTATAATTTGTTATGATGATTTAAAGAACTATTACAAGACAAACTTCTCATTGATGCAACACCACAAATATAGTTTGTCTGAGCTTGAGAGTATGATACCTTGGGAGAGGGATATCTACATCACATTATTAATACAGTATCTTGAAGAAGAAAACCTAAAACTAAAAGAACGAAGTAGACAATAATGGCAGATATAAATGATTCAACAAAAAAGACTACCAAAAGTTTGATGGGTGGTCTATTGAGTCTTTTGCGCGGCAGTAATAAAGATTCGGAAATACTTGGTAAAAACGCATCCGATTCTGAAGTTCTTGGTGGTATATACAAGTTGATGGTTCAAAAAGAAAATTTGAACAGACTTGATTATGAGAAAAGAAAAAATTATGCTGAAGAGCAAGACATTGAACAAGCTAGACGACATGCTGAAATAGTTAAGGCACTAACTGTTCGTAGAAAGCCTGCACCAAAGAAAGCTAAAGCAAAAAAGCCGTTTAGATTACCAACTTTACCTGGTCGCAAACCAGTTCCGAGAGTAACTAAACCTGGTGCGCCAGCTGCACCAAAACCTGCGCCAGTACCAAAACCTGCTGAACCAACTGCGCCTACTGTACCGAAACCTAGTGCGCCTGCACCAAACACAGCAGCACAAGAGGCTGCTAGAAGAGCGCAAGAAGAAACTGCTAGAAAAGCCAGAGAGGAAGCCACTAGAAAAGCTCAAGAGGAATCTGCTAGAAAAGCCAGAGAGGAAGCCACTAGAAAAGCTCAAGAGGAATCTGCTAGAAAAGCCAGAGAAGAGGCTGTTAGAAAATCTCAAGAAGAAGCCGCTAGAAAGACTCAAGAAGAAGCCGCTAGAAAAGCCAGAGAGGCAGCTGAAGCGGCTAGAAAAGCCAGAGAAGCTAGAGAAGCAGCTGAAGCCGCTAAGAAAGCTAAGGATGCAGAAGAAACTGCCAGAAAAGCCAGAGAGGCAGCTGAAGCTGCCAAGAAAGCTAAAGATGCGGAAGAAGCTGCCAAGAAAGCCAGAGAGGCAGCTGAAGCTGCCAGAAAAGCCAGAGAGGCAGCTGAGGCAGCTAAAAAGACCAGAGAAGCTGAAGAGACTGCTAAGAAAGCTAGAGAAGCCGCTGAATCGGCCAGAAAAGCCAGAGAGGCAGCTGAAGCGGCTAAGAAAGCGCGAGAAGTTGATAAAAGAAGAAATGATAGAACCACTGAAGAAGAAAAAGGTGTAAGAGCAGCTGGCGAAGCGGCGAAAAGAGAAGCTGATAGAAGGGCTAGAGAAGAAGCCACCAGAAAAGCCAGAGAAGAAGCTGCCAGAAAAAGTGCTGAGAGAGTTGAGAGAAAACCAGATCAACCACCTACAGCACAACCAGCAGCACCATCTGCACCACCGAGCGCAACAAGAGTGCCTTCAGCGCCAGCTGCAGCAGTTGCTATAGGTGCTCTTACTGGTACATCAGCAGTTATGAGTGCAATTGCTGGTGCAGAAGGTGGAAAAAAATATGACATTTCTTTCGGTGACGTTGTGATGAAAGATGGAACTTTAAAAAATAGACTTAGAGATAAACCAGGAGGCACATTTCTAAATTTAAAAACACCAGAAGAATGGTCAGAAGAAACTCTCGGAAAAAAGAAAAAGTTAACACAAATGACTTTAAAAGAAGTTTTGGAATTTACTAGATATCGTAGTAAAACTTGGCCAAGTTCTGGTGCAGTGGGAACATATGGTTTTATGCCGAGTACATTATTCGGGAAAAATTTTATGACAAATAATGATCCACAAAAATCTATTGGTGGAGAACTTAAAGCCTCTGGTATAATGGATTGGGATAAAACTCTATTCAATAAAGAAACACAAGATTTTTTGGCGGTACCCCTTTTACAAAGAAATTTGAGGACAATAAGTGCGGCTGGAGTACCCACTACGCCTGGTTGGGCTTATATGTCGTGGTATACTGGACCCGGCGGAGCAATTGCAGTATGGAAAGCCATACAATCGGGAAAAGGTAATGAAAAAGTTGGAAAAATATTATCAGATGCAAAAGTTCCTTGGGCACCAAATGTTAATCCAGAACTTGGTGCAGAAGAATTTAATGGTCCAGCAGGAAAACGTGTTAAAAATACTGCTTTAAATTTTCCTATTGTTTTGGAAAATAGATTAAAAGAAAAGGGTGGCTTACATATGTCACCCGAAGGCCTTCCAACAATTTTGCAACAAACGAATAATGGTCAGAAAGTGAGTGATGTATCTATGCAAAATTCGGACATGAGAAAAATGATGAACGCATCTTCATCATCAACAGTCGTCATAAATCAACAAAACACCGTGGCTGGAAACGCAACACAACAACAAAATAGAGATGTTGTCGATGACAGTTCACCATACTCAAGAAAGAGTAGAGCATAATGGCTACTAATTTAGATTACCAAAAAGCAAGTAGAATACGTGGCACAAGTTTTGCCGATCTTTTGTCGGATCAACTCTCTGGTGATTCAACAATTCGTGGTGCAATTAAAAAAACAATATCACTAAAAGCTCAAGCTAGAGTAAAAGGTATCAAAGAGAAATTTGATCCATTAAATATTGCAAAATTTTTAACTGGTGGATCAAGTTTAGGTCCTGCTTTACTTGGTAAACTCACTGGTCGTTCCGAAAAAGACATTCAATATTTCTCTGGTCGTATGCGACCAATTCGTGATAGAGGCACTGCATCCAGAATAGGTAAAGAACCTGGATCGGGAATGGGTGAAGGTACTAATGATATGCTGAGAAAAATATATTATCTGATGCAAGTTACTAGACAAGCAGACCTAGAAAGAAGTGATGCAGAGTTAAACTTTGCTGAAGAAAAGAAATTGGAAGCAGAAAAAAGACACAAAGAACTATTAAAGGTTCTGAGTTCTTTACGTTTGGGAACTGCAACAAAAGTTACTGAAGAAGAGAAAGGTTCTTCACTGTTAGAATTGCTTGGTGGTGCATCTGTGTTTTCAAGATTATTGAATGTGTTAAAGTGGTTTGCTAGCCCAGTTGGTCTTGCGTTATTGGGTGTGACTAGTCTTGTTGGGCTTATTGCTTTGTTGTCGGTTGGTTTGGATAGATTGGCCAAAAATAAAGCGAATGACAAGGCATTGAGCCCATTTGAAGCAAGAAATATTTTAGAAAATTCAAGTCCACGAGACATAGAGGCTTTTGGTGGCCGTGAATATTTGGAAGATATTGTAAAGAGTGGTAGACAACGTGCTGTAGAAGCATTGGCTATGCCAGAAAACACCGAAGAGGAAAAGGAAGCTAAGAGATTAACACTGTTGAACCTGGGTGGTGAGGATAAAGTCAGAAAAATTGAAGCGGACACAAAAGTTTATGAAGTTCCTGCGCCGCGAGCGCCTTTGCCAGGAACGGAAGGTAAACTTGAATTCACCAAAAAACAATTTATTGGAACAGGAACTGCAGCAAAAAGAAATGAAGAATTCTGGAACAAAAATTATGCTCCATATTATAATGATGATGGTACCAGAAAGACGGGTGTTGAACCTCCTGCAAGTGAACAAACTGCTCCCGCTCCAGTAGCACCAGCATCAGCAGCACCAGCATCAGCAGCACCAGCATCAGCATCTGCGCCGGCTCAGCCAGGTCGAATGGGTCAATTTAATCGCATGACTGGAGCATCTACAACTCCTGGAGTGACCGCTTCACCAGCACAAGCAGCACCAGCAGTGCCTGCAGCAGTTCCTGGAACAGGTTTGTCTTCTAGATTAAATGATGCAGTTAGTCAGAATCTGAATGTCAATTTGCCAATAACTAGAACCAGTAGTGGTCCAACTGTTGTCAATAATGTCAACAATGCTCAACAACGACAGATGCCACAAAAAATAGCAGATTTGAATACGATTGCTGTTAGAAATATAGATCCAACATTCATGCGACTAATTATGGACAACACAAGAGTCGTATAAACAAAAAACCCCGCACTAGGCGGGGTCGAACGAGGAGGATCAGTCCTGTTTAGTCTTCGTTTGCCAATTTGGAAAAGTAAGACATTTCATCATCATCAGCAGACACTTCAAAAGGTGCATCATCAGCAACAACTGGTTTCTTAGGACCAGAACGCATCTGTTCAACAGTAGTCTTTGCAGGCGCATCAGCACCACCAAGAACTTTATCCAAACGAGACTTCAGATCATCATAAGATTTGAATTCTTTATCTGAAACCATTTCACTCAGAGAGTGTTCGGATTTCCAAATCTTTTCGAGTTCTTCATCATCATCAAGAAGTGCAGAAGGTGACATGAATTCAGACTTGTCATAGTTCTGATAACCTGCAACCTTGGTGATCTTCAGCTTGAAGTTAGCACCTTTCCACAGATCAAAAGGATTGATTGCAGTCTCATCTTCAAACTGTGGGTTCATTGCTTCGGTGATCTTCTCAAAAATCTTTGCGCCGAAACGATACAGTTTTACTTTGCCTTCATTCTCAGGATGCTTTGGATCAGAAACAATGTACACGTTTGCCATGTAGTTGAGTTTACGTTTCTGTTTACGAACGATTTCTTTGTTCGCTTCGATGCCAGAATTCCACAGGCGACTATTGTGTTCACACACGGGGCACTGTTGATTCTTAGTGGTCAGACAGTTATCGATCAACCAACCGCCGGGACCCTGAAAACCGTGAGAGTAGATTTTGATCCAAGGCAGCCCATCATCACCATCAACTGCTGGTGCGGGAAGAAAACGGATCGTAGCCATGCCGTTGCCAGCTTTGTCTACTTCTGGTTTCCAGAAATTGTCTTTGTCGGATTTACCATCTGAAGAAGCGCTGAGTGCTTCAATGGCTTTAGTGAGTTTGTCCAGATTGCCGGACGATTTTTTCATGTTAGCAAAATTGCTCATTGTATTTCCTTTTTAAACGGATTATTAACGGATTATCCACACGATTCATAACAAAAACGGATTATAACATGATAAAGAAACCATGTCAATAGTATTTAGGCATATTCTTTGATTGCCTCTTTAAATGTTTCTTTATATTTCGATTCATCGTAATGAATGAATGGTGTGTATTTCTCACACTTTCTTTTCCAGGTGGGCCAAATAATTGTATCAGAAATCTTTTTGTTCCACATTTCAAAAAAGCCCATCATGTGATTTAGTATGGACAAAGTTTCGATGGTCACCGCACCTTGCATAGTCTCATTCAACAGTAAAGGATACTGACCATCTTTCACTTTAATCATGTCAGAAC